TTGCAGGATCTCCTGAAGCTGCTGCGTTTGTTACAGTAATCTCATTGACTGCTGAACCTGTAGCAGTAAATTTAATAGATTCGTTTCCGTTTGAATCAAATAAACCTGTACCAATTTTTGGTGATTCTAAAGTTTTGTTTGTTAATGTTTCAGTTCCAGTGATTTGAGAAAAACCGACATCTACAATGTTAGGGTTAGTCCCATCGTCTGCTTTTGCATAAAGTAATTTTGTTCCTTTATCTGTAGTAGCCCAAGTAACACTAGTACCTGAACCACTCGTGTATTGAAATTCTACAGTGTAGGCTCCTGAAGTTGAGTTTTTAATAACATATAATTGTTGTGCATCTAAAGGAATTGATACAGTAATGTTTCCTGTAATAGTTCCAGTTAATTCAATAACTCTGTGAGCCATTGTTGCTCCAGTAGCTCCATCAGAAACGGCTAAAGCTGTATCTCCTGTTCCATTGACTGCTTGTGATGCGTATCCACCGGCAAGTTGCTCGATAATTTCTAAATTAGTATTTGTTTTTGTTCCCCATGTACCGGCATTTTCACCGGTTGCCATTTTCTCTATACCGAGAGGTGTATATGTTGATGCCATAAAAAACTCCTATTTACGCTGCATGCGTTATGTCTGTATACGATGTCGTCGCTGTTATGTCAATGTCTTTATACGCTAACGTACCAAACCCTACAGTTCCTAAATTACTCGTTAAATCGATTCCTGTCAAGCCCACAGTCATATTAGCAACTGTAGTAGAACCAATGCTAAATGCAGCAGATTGACCTGTTAATCCTACTTTCATTTGATCCACTGTCGTAGATCCAATGGCAGATCCCATGGTAACTCCACTAAGATTTAAAATAATAGTGTCGTCAACTTGTGGTGTACCAATGGCAGATGCCATTGAGTTTCCGCTAATCTCATAAGTTTGTTCATCAGTAACTGATCCGACTGCAGAACCTATTGTTAAACTAGCTAAACCTTGTTGATGATCTGCACCATCATTTATACTTAAAGTTCCTATACCAGCTCCGGTAGAAACTCCAGTGACATCAAAGTTCATGTCAAAGTCTTGTGTGGTGCTTCCTTGTGCTGAAGTAATTGATTGACCAGAAACGGCAATAATACTTTCAGGTGATATAACTAATTCACCACCCCATTGATTATCTCCCCATCCAGACTCACCCCATGCTGCTGGACCTTGAGTCATACTCATTTCAAGACCAGTTAATATCGCACCAGATGTATCAGTTCCCCATTGGTTAGATCCCCAAGTATCTCTTCCCCAACCTTCTTCTGACTGAGCGTAAGGTAAAGTACCTAAGACAGCCGACATATTTGTTAGTGTTGGAAGAGCAACAACAGGATCAAAACTATCTCCCCATGGTTCTTCACCCCAAGCATCTCTACCCCAACCTGTTTCAGAAAAAGCAGAAACGTCTCCTTGAGATGAAACTAATGTTAAACCACTTGGTAAAACATCTACATGATTTTGAGATCCATATTGATTTTCACCCCATGACATTGCACCCCAAGTGTTTTGAGTGATGTCAATTGCACCACCCATTCCAATGCCGTGGACATAACAATAATAATGAAAGTCTGTAGAGGATGCAGGTGCTATCTCTACGTATCTTGTAGTTGCTGCGTTAAATGTTGTTGTGTTGGTGTATGCAGTTTGATTGCTCGCACCATCTAAATAATATGTAACACCAGCTGAAATAATATTGCCGCCTGGATCGCTAGTGCTGTTAGTAAATAATAAAGGGTGGTTATTGTTTGAAGAATCACTTTGATCAAAACGTAATGTGCCACCTTCAACCCATTCAAGGGCCATGTCACGTGAGCCATTAAGGTAGAATACATTCCCCGTGCCACCAGAAATATATAAAGTTCCGGATGCGACCGTTACTGTATACGTTTGGTCCGCCATAAGGATTTACCTCCTTACGTCAGTCTGATGATAGCTGAGCTAGAATCGTTAGTTGGAAACTGAATTGTAAAAGTTCCTGAAGAAACTGTTTTATCTCCTCCGAAAGCTACCACACACACCGCGTTAGTAGTGCCAGATCCTCCAGCTGTAGTTGTGTTGTAAATTAAACAACCATTAGCTGTAAATGAAGCACTTGTAAAACTAACGTCAGAAAAATCTGTGAACGCAGTCGTTGAAGTTAATCCTACACCAGTGTTAGTAAGAGCAGTTCCACCGGCACTGTAGCCAGTTCCTGAAACTTCGTTTGATGTAGAGTAAGCAGTTGTAGAAGCGTCTAAAGATGCAGAACTTGTAAACAGTGCAAGTTTAAAAGAATCTCCTCCGTTACCAGACGTATCTAAGCTATGCTTACCTTGTAACAGTTCTTGTTTAAAACTAGAACAAATCGCTGATGATATTGCCATATTGTTTTCTCCTTATTACGGAGACGGAGATTTGACTTGTATTCTAACTGTACCGTCAGTGTAATCGTCTCTTCTTCGTCTTCCAAGCTGCACTCCTGCAAACTTCTGTACCTCTTGTTTATATTTATTTTCGTATAATGTCAACATATCCATTGGACCTTTTAAATATCCAAATGCTTCTACTAAACAAGCATATAGAAGCCCTTGAGGGAAATTTAGACTGACATAATTAGTTTGATTGCCAGACTCCAAAGTAGCCGGCATTTTATTATAATATATGTT